CGAATATCCACTCTATCGGAACGTTAGATAGTGGAGTTCTATTGGTTATATCGTTAGCTGATATATGCTTTGGTTTTAACCCTGAACCTACAAGAACGTAAGTTGATACGCCAGCAGCCGTTGTCAATGGGAGCGTTTTAGACATGGCATCCCACTTCCACGCATCTTCTACCTGTCTTTTGGCATCATTCACAAACTTGCCAATAAGACGCGAATAATCAGTAGCCGATACGGAAGTTACTTGATCCTCACGCAGTCTGGCTAATACTGAATTAACAACTTGTAGATACGTCATTGCTGTTGCTCCTGCGTTGTTTGTTCGTCCATGCCCTTATAAGACCTAGCTGCCCCAGACTTAACATCTTGCATAAGCATGTCAGCGAAATTTAATCCGGCCTTTTTGCTATATTCTGCAACATCGTTAGCCATCTTCTGCATGTCCATTTTATCAACTCTCGGCTGTACAGCATTAAACAATAAAGCGGCCTCTTTCGGATCAAGCAGGATGCGCTTCATATCTTTATCGACAGATTCATTAACCCTGCGATTAAAGAACTTGCTCATCAGGGAAGTGAAAGCGTAAAAGTTGCTCATTACAGGATTCGTAATGCGGGAAATAATCATCTCAGGAGGCGCACCAACAAGTTCCTCAATCCTGCTTTTTGGAATTGAACTCAAGTTTGCCGAAACCGCACTAGGGTCATGCGTAATCCGATCAGCAATCACGGATAGTTGTCGCACCTTGTCGGCGTAAGTAGGGCCAAAGACACGATTGAACGCACGAGCCTTAGTTCTATCATTCAGCAATTCGATAGGCTTGCCACTAGAAAGCAAATCGTCAAGCATGAAAGAGCGGATTGCCTTCAGGTTGTCTGGGTTCGCCCCATGCTGCTTCATAAACTTCTCAGTGAAATCTGCTGAACCGTATATGCTATTTACGATGGACTGTGCATTTTTGCCTTCAAGTTTGAGAATTCTAGCTTCTGCGGCCTTCACGAACTTGTCTCCAAGCGCAGCCTTCTGGTTCATCAACTCCTTTACGTTACCGGATGCCTTGATAACACGTTCACGAACATCTGGCAGCATCGACAGCGCATCATTCTTGTTCTTCAGCCATGCGTTTACTCTTGCAGGGTCAAGGACTCCATCCTTCACCGCAAAATTGGTCAGGTCGCTAATGAACGCCTGCTCTGCCAACTTCTTGCCGTTTTCTCCGGTTGCATCAACAAACTGAGTTAGGGTTGACTTGTTCTTTGTTAGCAAAGGAACTACGTTCTCGTCAAACTTTGCACGACCGATCATGTTGATTGTTTCTTCGTTGAACGGAAGCCCAACCTTTTGAAGATAGGTTTGATCTGCCAGGCGATACGCCGACACGAAATCGTTATCCAGCGTAGAAATGTGCTGGTTCACCTTCGATTTCAATTCAGTCAATAGGCGGATTTCTGAATCTGTCTTGGTCTTGCGGAGTTGTGCGTTGACCTCACGTTTGAGCGAATCCAAGTCTTCAACCGTAGCATCCTTGAACGCTTCCCCAGTCTGCGAACCAATCGGCCTTCCAGACGCATCTACAAGATTTGCCCCCTCAACTGTCTGCGGCTTGAACCGTGAAACAATCTTCCCGTAGATTGATGGGAATGTTTTGAAAATGTCGTTTGCCTTCTCTCCGGCGACGAACTGGTAAATGTCTCCAACAGATTCGCTAGGCAGGACAATACCTTTCTGCTTTGCAATATCAAAAGCATTTGTATATAAGGGCGCTACACTTGCCCTTGCTGCGGATTCAGCATCATCTGTTACCTTGATTACTTTCGCCCCAAAATCAGCAGGATCAACTGTGTCAAGGTTTCGGCTTGCTTGAACCATCTTCCGGTCAATGGATGCTTTCTTTCTACTAACTGCGCCGCTTATATCAACATCCTTTACATTAGCGGTAAGCACTTCATCTGCAATTGATGGTTTCCCAAATGTCTTTTTTGCCTTACTGCGTAATGCCTCTTTTGCTGCTTGGAAGCTAGAGTAATACTGCTCCCGGAATGTGGGGTCTTTTGCAGACAGTTGCGCAATGTACTGATTGATAACAGCGTTGTCTTTCAGGACGGAACTTAGTGGAAGTTTCACGCCAGTAGCAGCTTGCGCGGCGGCGGCTTCTTCAATCACTTTGGCAAAGTTTGGATCAGACGCAGCAGCAGCAACAAACACATTTTCAATGTGCCTTCCGGCTTCTCTCGTTATTTGATCGTTAGGAGCAACACCAGAGAGTTGCCGATAGAGTTGTCGTACTTTTGGTGCAAGAGCTATTCCAGCATCTGTTGCCATCACAGCAGTCCGTGGAACAGAACCTGCGACTACGGCACCAGCCATACCACCAGTTAAAGCGCCGCCGACTCGACCAACCATTGCGCCAGTGTCTCCACCAATCTTGCGCCCTGCGTACTCACCAGCAGTGCCAACGGCTTCAGCACCACCACCAGCAAATAGGTTCTCAATAACACGAGCGACAGGCTTTAGATACGGAGACATCATCCCGATGGCCTTGCTACCTGGAAGCAAGTAGCTTGTCGGATCAGCAGCAGCCTCTACGGCAGTAGCAATAATCTTCTCGCCAATACCATCAGGCTTTGCGCCAGTCCCACCAAGCATTCCAATGATTGCTCGCTCGGATTCATGGGCGTATTGTCGCGCTCCGGTTTGACCTGTTCCAGTGAGTGCCCCCTTGAATGCACCATAGACCTTTGAGGGGAAGTTTGCCACAACTTTGCGCGCCGCTTCGACAATGTAGCTACCTGTTGCCGTATCGCCAGCACCGGCTTTTTGATCTCTCATTGATTGAGCAATCTCAGCAAGACGAGCGGCATCTTCCGTTGCACCATCAGCATCGGCGTTACGGAGAGCCTGCATAACTTCTTCGTAGGTAGCGGCCATTATCTAGGCTTTTTCTTCAAGTACTTCTGAATCAGAGCATCGTCGCTCGATGCAGAGTTATTCGATTTATCATCAAACTCAGGAAACGTCAGCAGCGTATCGAGTTGATCCTTTTTGATTCCAGACATTTCGCCTACCTTTTTCATTCTGTTAAGTGCCGTCTGTCCCTTGTTTGCAGCAACATTCTTTGCAATCTCCAACGTCTTCAGCATCTTCTTCTGCGTGTCAGCGCTAGGCGTTCCAGTGAATAGCGTTGACGTTGCATCCACAATCCCGCCAATCATTGAAGGGTCTGCACCGGCAGCAACAACTTCAGCCCGCGAGATAGTTCCATCACTGAATGCCCTTGCCAACTGTTGTTTCGCCGCATTGAAAGACGAGTAATTCCCGGTCTTCATTGAATTCTTCAAAGCAGCCGTTGCCATGTCAGCAGCAGTCACAGTCTCAAGGTGAGGCTTGATAGTCGCTTGAACAGACTGCTCAAACTTTGGAATATCAATGGCGTCTTTTTCTCCCGGCATGACTACGGTTGTCCCGCCACCTTTTCTAGACCCCTCGTCTTTTGCGGATATACGCTTACGCATTTCAGCAATAAATTCAGGACTTCCTTCAACGTATCCAGCATCAATTAACTCACGGCCTATTTGGCTAATCTTACCTTCTGGCGTCTGAGCAACAAGATCAGAAGGATTCTTGCTCAGCATATATTCTTTCAATGACTCTTGTGTGTAGTCTTTTGGGTCGATCTTAGCAAACGGACTAGCCTCTGCTTTAGCCTTATGAAGTGCGGCCTGTGCTTGCGCATTCTCCAATTCAATCTTTGCTTGCTCTTCTTCCTGCTTCCTCGCCAGCATAATCAGCTTCAATGCCGTCGCCTGATCACCAGCCGCAGCAAACTGAGCAGCCTTAGCCTTGAGTCCGGCAGCAGTCGTCATGTCGCCACCGGAACCCATGATTGCTTGCTGCTCTTGTGCCTGTTGTTCCATAGGATCAACCATGCCCATCATTCCGCCAATAGCACGGGTAAGTCCAGCCGCCCCCTGTCCGATACCAAACTTAGCAGCTTGGAATCCATCCATACTGGCGATTTTTTCTGCATAGTCTTGAGCTTGCTGATTACGCTGTTGCTCAATCTGATATGGGGTTAACCCAAATAATGGGGTTAACCCAAATAATCCAGCTACTAAGCTATTAGTTTGATCTGCCATTAGAGTGCCTTTCCTGTAAATGGGTCAAATTTATACTGATCATTCTTCCCATATTGTCCAAGCATATTCCCAATGTTCATCAGTCCAGTTCCTAGTGGGCTATAGGCATTTGCTGGTTGCATAGTGCGTGCTGCATTAGTCATTCCATTAGCCAGAAGCAATCCAGATTGAGCATTTGATGCTGTTCCCTTAGCACCAATGTTAATGCCTGCATCCATTGCATTCTGGCCTAATTTCTCAATATCTACTGCCCCACCCAATGCTGTGTTATAGGGATTGAATGCAGCGGATTGTGTTCCATACATATTATTCAGCATGTTTCCGCCAGCACTCACCATATCACCACCAAACCTAGCGTAATCCATTCCCGCTTGAGTGGCTTTTGAGGCCAGTTCTAAGTCTTGCTGTCTTAGTGCATTGTAATAGGCCGCATATTCTGGATTTGTAGCCATTTCTCCAGCATTACCACCTATTGCTAACCCGCCACGCCCAAGTGCATTTAATCGTTCCCTGATACCCGCAAGCTCATTGGCTCTCGGCGCAGCAAGTAATGCTTGTTGTTCATTCATGAACTGCTGTGCTTGTTGCTGTGGCGTAGTCGATAGGTAACTATTACCAAGCCCCATCATGGTATTTGCGGCCTGTCCCATCGGCGCTGTAGCAGCTTGTGCGCCAGTGAATTGCGAGAGCAACGGGTTGGATGCTCCCATGAGCGTATTTTGCTGGGATTTCAACTGTGGCGATAGGGAATACCCGGCACCGTTGATATTGCCGTTTGTGTCATACCCAAAGTTGGAACTGCCAAAGTTGGTTGTTATACCAACAGGCCGGAATTTAGCGGCATCGGCGGCAATCCGTGCTGCCTGCAATTGGGCATCCGCACTCGTTTGCGCTGCTCCTTTGGAGGCATTCCCCGATAGCAAGCCACCTGCGAGTTGTGCTCCACCAGAGAGTAATGCGCCTGCGCCAGAAGATAGAAAAGAAGGAACACTATCCCACCAATTACCCCCGGTCGGGCCGGTAACGGAAGCATCCCCCGTCGGCGACCATGTGTAATTTGAATTTTGAGTATTCGACCATGTATCTCCTGCTGCCGGATAACTGGTGCCATACGAGGGGTCAGAATAGGTAGGGGAGTTCCACCATTGCGGGCTTGAGTTGGATAAATCAATCATGCCCACCCCAGAATTAGGAGAGTAGCTTGTCAAGTTAGGGTCAAGATAAGACGGCGTATCCGTCATGTAAGAATCCCACCAATTAGCCATAATTAACCCCGTCCTCTCTGTTGAATCATCTGCTTGGCCTGTTGTTCGCTATAACCCTTCTTGCCTAAAGCGACCATTGCTTGACGCACCCAGACCGGCATTTGTCCTGGCATTTGTCCTTGTTGTGCCTGTTGTGGTCGAGGTTGTTGCGGCGGGTTATTATTCATGAGTTGCCCTATCATTCCAGGCGAAGATAAAGCCAGTTGCTTCAACCATGGGTTATCGGTTTGACTCGCCCCGAATTTTGCCGTTGTCCCCAAAAGTGATCCAATTGCGGCATTGCCAATATCGCCGCCACGTACCGCCGTGCTCGCGGTAGCCCCCGCCAGATTCTTGAGCCATGGGTTATCAAAGTTGCTGGCCGCTGATGTACCTGCCAGACTGCTCAATCCACCCGTCAACGCTTGGGTTGGCGATGCGCCGCCCAGTATGCTGATCCCCGTCTTGCCTACAGTAGAGGCAAGCTGTGCTGGGGATATTCCCGCAAATCCGGATGATGGGGCAGATGAGAAATTAGCTTTGGTAAAGTCGCTCAACCCCCCACCCAGTCCGCCGAGTGCTGCGCCCTTGAGGATATTTCCGCCAGACACCGCCGAGGTGATACCGCCTGCCAGTGCGCCCCCACCAATACCTGATAACCCTAGTCCGGCAGGGCCAAGCGCAAATCCCAGCGCAACAGGGGCAACCATGCCAAGCAATCCACCGCCAAATAGCCCCTTGTCTGGATCATTGCGATCATGTTGCGCTCCTGGTGACATATCGGAACGCCATTGGTTCAGTGCTGCTACGTTTTGCGGCGTAGCGGTACCCAATTCCTTGACCGATTGGGTTAGCGCAGGCATGCTGCCATCAAACCCCGCCATGACAGAAGGCCAGTAATTCTCATCAGTGAACCATGCACTATCTGGCGTCGGGTCAACCCCTCCCGGCTTTCTGGCCGCTTGTTGCCCATAAACCGCCAAGGCTTGTGTCGGGTCTTTCGCCCATGTCGAGCGAATCAGGTCGTCGTATTTGATGCTTGGGTCATCCGTAGTTAACCATGATGCCAAGCGGGGGTCTTTGATCGCAGCGGACAATTGAAGCGAAGCGGGGGCAGTACCATTCCCTGTGACAGGGATCCACGTATCTCCTGATTGCTGGTATACCTTTGTGCCATATCCCGAACCGCCGATCTTGTATGTATTCCCGCCAAGAGTATAAGAGTCTCCTTGCGTCTTTGGGTCAAATACAGTTCGGCGACCTATCGTGTTACCAATTCCTCCGAATTTTGGAGGATTTTGCAGAGCTCCGAATTGCGGATTATTTTTACTGAAGCCATTAGCGGATGGTTGGAGTGAGCCTAGATTTGCTGTTGCGACAGAACGATTAAATAGACTCATAAAATTATTCCTAGCACTCGTAAATTATTACAACTCTCCAATAGCATCACTAACGCCTACTTTTGCTGGTCTACTACGCCTTTTCAATACTTCTTGGCTGGTTTTTTTATCGGCATTGGCATTGGTTTCTTGGGCTTCATCTTTAATTTCCTCATAGTGCGTTTCTTTACGCATGGATTTAATATCAGTGGGGTCACTGAATGAGACTGTATTCCCAGATTGTTTGCAGCGGAAAGTTACTTTCATCTTTACCCCAAATGTTAAAACCCCCGCCGAAGCGGGGGATTATCACCAAGCCGGACGACCTACCAGCAATTTCCCACTGGTAGCTACAAGGTCAACTGCACCTGCGGTATTGTTCAACAACGTCAGCGTAACTATATTATTAGCCGTTACTTCGCCGCCAATTACAGCATCAATGGTATCAACACCTACCGAGACACCGATTACAATATCGCCCAGCGCAACACCCGGTACAGTGACATCAATAGATGCGAATGTACCTGAACCTGTTGCCGCATTAGCAAAGTCAAGGCCTGTAAGCGTTACTGCCCAAAGTTCCTTGAATACGCCTTGAAGTTGCTTGGTTCCCTGCTCAACTTTAACTGCTAAAGCCATGATTGTTCTCCTTTTTTAATATATCCCCCGGCGTTAAATTACACCGGAGGATATATAAGATTGCACTATTACGCAGGAACAACGATTGCCATTGAACCATAATCGCGCAGTTCAGCAGTACCAAAGATACAATCAGAAGTCACTAGATAACCCAGATATTCCTGTTTGTATTGTTGTTGAGTACGAACTGATTGTGCTTCGGCTAATACCATTGAATCAGGATGCAACATCAGGCAAGCGCGATACTTGGTATCTGATCCACTAGACCAGTTAACTGTCTGGCCGAAATCATCTACGAAAGCTGCACCTGTTGGAGCAGCAGATGCTTGAACAGTATCATCAGTAATAACGCGACCCGCTTGAAGCCCAGTCGAACTATTAACATGAATCCACGGACACACGCTTGAAGAATAAACCTCTACACCATACAGATTACCAATACGGCCAGTTCTGATAGCCTTGCCATCACCAATAAATGCTTGCTCAGTGAATCTAGAAATACCACGTAGAGTCTTGATAACAGTAGGAGGAACAACCAAGCCACATTCTCCAGTATTTACATCAGCATCCTCAAGTTTTTGCATGACTTGGCGTAGGGCAGCATCAGTCAATGCTGTGCCATTGCCCGTATTAGCATTAGCTGCGCCAGAGAAGGTAGTCAAGCCATCTCCACCGATTACGGCGGTCTCATATAGAGTCGCAGCGGATACCGTCCCCCCTTGAGCCAGCGCGCCCAGCATATGCAGTTCAGCATCTATCCGTTTTGCCAAAGCATACCCTGCATCTTTGGTATAAAACTGGCGCATACCATTCAATGCAAGAAGATTGGCAATGTCCTCAAACATTTTGGAATACTCATAGTGCTTGTTAATACTGATAAGGATTTCACCAGCAGTATCAGCAATCAGATTAACCTGAGTATTAACTGTTTTTGCCGATGCGCTACCACGACCAGGTTTCGGACGATGGATGACATCGCCTTTATTCTTCTGGTGCTGAAATACCTCGACAAGGTTACGCATGACGGTTTTTGCCTCATACGTAGCAATAGCCTCATCTTGCCAAATTTCTCCGATCCACTTATCGGCAACGGTTACGCCAGTGTGATTAGTTCCTAGTGCCATATTAAATCTCCTTAAATTTTATTCGGCACTGGAATTAGTACCGAAGGATTACCGCACGCGACCTTCGGAATATGCACGCATGATTTCATCTTGCATCGCATTATATTTTTTCCTGTCAGTCTGCATTAGTCTCATAATGTCAGTACGCCGGAAGATTTTTTTCGATGTTTCTCCAGTCCCACCTGAATCTACGCCAGCAGCAGACAATGCCTTGCCTCTTGCAGTTTTTTCAACCTCAGAGACTTTGCTTTGCTGTGTTGCGCGTAAATCCTTATAGGTAGATAACAATTCATCAGCAGCTTCAATATCGTATCTATCAGCGCGTTGCAACAATTCCTGCCTAATCCTGCTTTTACCAACCCATTCAGAAAATCCACTATCTTGAATGACTTTCTGATAATCAGGATGCTTGCTTGCTAATTGTTGCTGTGCCAATAATTTACGAGCATTTTCTGCCTGCAATGCAGCAGATTGAACTATTGGATTTCGCTCAATTGCCCTACGAATTGCCTCATCTGGATTCTCAAAAATATCTACTTCATTACTGACTACTTGTTCTTTCTGCTTGTACAGTTGTGACTGAATCAGCTCATCAGCAAGTTTGCGAACTTCACCTAACTCATTGGCTTGTTTGCCCATCTGGTTTCGGTAAAAAAGTGCTTCCCTAGCAATTTCAGAAGCGCTTTTGCCTCTAAATTCTTCCGGCAAAACATCTTCTATTACACTTTTTTGTTCGTCTTTTGCTGCGCTTTCCTGCTCCTTGATTTGTTCGGAAACAGTATCTAACTCACTAACATCAGCAAATTTCTCTGCCTCTTGTACATCGCTTTGTTCGTCCATCTTTATCTCCATTGCACGCTCTAAAATAAGCGCTATGACATCAAATTAACATATCAAATATAAAAAAGCAAGTACTCACTTACATTTCAGAAAAATAAAAAAAGTTAGTACTCACTTCATCCTATCCCTACCATGCTCCATGTTCTTCTTCATGGTAAGTTTATGCCTCTGTTCTCGAACATTTGCCCATCTTTCATAGGCGCCGGGGAATCCTGGGTCTGTGCCATCAAGAATGATAGTACCAAGCCCAAGTGTTTTATGTGCGTCACCATCGCAAACACTGCACTTAACAGTATCTATGCCTGAATCAATATATCGCTCCGTGAAATGCCCATTATTGCATTTGTATTCCATTAACAATCTCATATACGTTACTCCTTTTGCTGTTCATACCCAATTCTTGTCATTTCCTCCAATGAAAGAATCCAATTCATGATTGAAATTTCACCGCGCTTGAAGTGAAGTGTTTTTTCATCCTGAATAGTCATTACATTATTGTTTGCATCAATCATTGATTTAACATCCTCAATTAAATCCTTCCATGCCTGCGATGCCATCATGTTTAATCTATCTTCGTAATACTTGATCAGCAAATTCTTATCGTTGTCATAATTAGTCATATTCATCCTCCAGCATATATGCTGCAATAAACACTAAATCTCTTTCTATATCCTTCTTGAGTTTCAATACTTTTGCTTCTGCTATCTTATGATCTTCAAGATATTGAAGTGCTTTTATCTTGTTCAATTCGATAGCAATAATAAGTTTTAGGCGAGTTATCTCATAATCAAATCCAAAATCACTAGCCTCAATTAGTTTTGCTCTAGCAAGTTTTAGCCTTATTTCAGCACTATGTTTTTCTTTCTTTATTTCTTCATAGCTAAGTAATTCAAATTCTTTCTTGAATTGTTTTACAGTTTTGTGGTGGATATAAGAATAGCTATCCCATCCAGTACCATCACCTTGTCTTGATTCCTGAGGTACAAGCGTATCGAATTGTATCCAGCTTGCACGAACATCCTTTGTTATTCCTAGCGTATCAAACTGTATCCAGCTTGCACGAACGTCTTTTACAACACCTAACGTATCGAACTGTAGCCAGCTTGCACGGACGTCTTTTACAACACCTAACGTATCGAACTGTAGCCAGCTAACTCTGACATCGGTTGCCATTACAATGATTCCAGTTGAATAGCCAACGTTGAATAATCTGTTATCGCATCACACTGCCCAGCAGTTAGTGCCTGTTGATAGGTTGTTGGAGAAGTTGGCAATACTGTATGCGTCCATGAGGCAATCTCTGTTGCTCCTTGCATGAGCCTTACAGTAAGCCCATCGCTATTTGGACTCCATACTCTATAACTCACAACCTGTCCTGATGATGTTAATGGGTCTGCAACTGCATTCAATGCTATTTTGCAGGTACTAACGCTATTCGTATAAATATAATCTGCATCATCTGGCGACACTTCATCGAGAGTGGCATATAGCGAACTTCCAGCACTAGGCAACCATGCGCCAGTAGTAGTATCTGATGACGGTCTGGCGATTGTTTTTTTCTCTAGCAGAACTCCAAGAGCGATGCTTAACTGTTGGCCTGTGAGCGCTTTTGTAACATCAGAACCCGCTTGAAAAACAGTACCATTGGATATAACAACAGCTTGCCCCGTTAATCCAGCAGATACATTTGCAGATAGGATTCCCTGCTGAACAGATGCTTGTTGTCCTGCAAGAGCAGAACTAATTGCTGGGGATACTGACCCACCACTTAAAACAATGCTTTGCCCATTAAGCGCAAGGCTGATAGATGCAGTTAATGCACCTTGTGATACAGAGAGACTTTGCCCAGAGAGTGCCTTTGTAACATCACCACTAGCATCATTTGTTACCGATCCTTGTGCTACTGAAACCTGTTGCCCGGTTATTGCAGTGCTTACATCAGACGATATGGAGCCTTGTGCTAAAGATACCGCTTGCCCTGACAGTGATTGGCTTACATTGGCTGTAATCGTTCCTTGCTGTAGTGTTGTCTGATTTCCAGTTACAGAAGATGTTACAGATGCAGATAGAGCACCTAAACTTGAAGTAAGAGACTGTCCAGTAAGTGCGCGTGATACACCACCATCCCCCGCTGCCCCTACCCATATCCTGCTTGGTTTCGCCTCCAGCGAGTAGGGATAATTGCTCTCATAGAGGTACTTGGCAAACTCATCCGACATCAACCCGTCGGTGCCCGATGCGCTTCCCTTGGGCAAATAAATCAGTGCTGCCCACTCGATGTTGCCTTTGAACTGTCTTAAATAGCCCGCGCTGCGATGCTGTGCGCCGATAACCAATTCATCAACCGGGTCAACACTCCCGCCAGCAGCCCCCTGACTCGTCGTGGCCGGGTTGCCATTGATCCAGGCATAGGTAGTGTTGTAGCTTAACCTTTGTGCAAATACCGTGTAGTAGGTATTCAATGCTCCCGCGCTGTAGCCGCGCAACCCGGCACCGTAAGAATCCAGAAACGCATGGCCTACATTGTTAGAGGCATCGAACCCCACGCCGATACCAGTTTGTATCCCAGCGCTGGCGTATATACCAAAGGCCGCCCCGGGATTCGCCGCTTGTGCGGCGGTGGCCTTGATTCGCGCCGCTACAATGATATTCCCTGCGTTTGCCCCAGAAGGCAAAACAAGCAACTTGTTTTGCTGTTGCGAACCATTGAACGTAGCAACAGAACCGCCTTCATCTATCGTAAATCCACCCGGATTTGAAAGGTCTTGACCCCCGACCAGATCACGGACAAGCTTCTCTTCCTGAAACAAAGACAGCCAGAACGTGCCCGTCTGGGCCGCCTTTGCACGGTCGAGAAGGAATATCCTGCCCTCTTTATTCTTGGCAGGCATGGTGGATTAAATCCCCGTCAGCTTGGTTACATCTGCCTGAACAGTCACGGCCTGCGCGGTATTTCCAGTGAACACAACTCTGGCATACATCGTGTCTTCCGGCAGGCTGAATTCCGCCGCATATGTCGTGCTAGCCGTAATACCCGCCTGAAATGCTCCTCCGGCTCCGGTATATATCGTTGTGCCGTTGTCGGGCGAGAGATCAATCCGTGCCGTACAAGCCACAGTTGGCCCGGTTCCTCCATTGGTTATCAATGCCAGAATTGATGCCTTATACGCAGCTGTTAGGTCGATCCATGAACCCGTTGTCGTTCCTGCAGCGGCGTTTGAGGCGCTTGCTTGTGCTACTACGGTTGCATGTGCGATAGCCATTTTGAATTCTCCTTAAAATAGCCAGCGGCCATCGTCAGACCAGCAAACGTGCGCAACATCATGCACAGTCACGGTATCCGGCACAATCGCCAGCGCCTTGAGCGTATCGGCCACGGCTTGCGGAAATACCCCTGCGGTAGCCAGTGCATCCAACTGCGCCTGCGTTGCGGGTGATCCGATGTTCAGCTCGCCGCGATCCAGCAGCTTGAGCGCCCATTTCACCGGGCTGCTATTCGCGGCCAGTGCCGTCAGTCCGTCAAGAAACGCTGCACCGGCATCTGCACCCAGCGTATCGAGCACAGTGCCATAGCCGATATCGCGCTCGATCAGCTTGGTGCGGCCAGCAGACAGGATTGCCGCCAATGCGCCGCAGTCCCGCGCAGCCAGAGCATCGGCGCAGTCGGGGCGAGAGAGAATTTCGTCGCGGAGTAGCATATTATTTCCTTGGGTCAATCAATCAGGTCGCGCTCAAAATACCAGACGCATTTGGTGTGACTGTTAATGTATTCCCCGACGTGGTCAGCGGAATATCAGCGGGGGTTGAATCACCGAGGAAATATCCCACAATAGGATTGACCTTCCCATTAAGCGTTCCAGAGGCATAGACAACCCCTCTCCGCCATGCAGGAATACCCGATCCAGAAGCCGTCCATACGAAGGCGGCAGATGTAAATTTAACGACGCCAGCAGTCTGCGTCAAAGCGACAGAAGTTAATGTGCCGCCCCCAGTGGTATATCCGTTTCCATTGGCTATTTCATTAGCCGATACATCCGCCCACACTTCATCTGTCGATGGTGCTGGCGTCCATGCAGAGCTAACCAGTGCCAACTTGAAGGTATTGGCTGGGTTGATTAAATTCGTGGCTGAGTTGAAATTCAGCTTTGCCTTGTCTGGGAAAATAAATGCGCCTGCTGCCATGAGTATTACTCCTTATTGAATTCCTGAAATACGGCCATCCGGCCCACGTACTATGGGTCGCCCATTGATGGCAACCGCCCGGCCATCTGCCCCTCTTTCAACAATTTTTGGGGCAGTGATATGCGTCACAATCTGATTCAGCGAATCCATCACATCCGAGAGCTTTGGCTGTCCTATAGGGCCATTGACGTCATCACTTCCCGCTTGCTCTGCGGATAGCAGGTTGTCCGTCTTGGCTTGTGCGGAAATCTGAGCAACAGTTATCTTGGTGGATGAATCCAACTCGGCTTTCCACTGGTCAAACTGTAACTTTTGCGCGTCCAGGCTGGCCTGAATCTGGGCTTTCTGAATATCTCGTTCGGCCTCTATCTGATTCGTGATACGAGATTCTTGTGCCTGCATTTCCTGCTGATACCGTGCTAGTTCCATATCTCGCTGCATTTCCCGCTGATGTTGCTGATCTTCTACCGACATCTTCTGCTGTTCTTGCTGTGCGAGGAATTGCAGCTCTTGCGCCTTGGCCTGCTGCCTCATCTGTTCCACCAGTAATGCCGGGTCAGGGGGTGGCGGCTGAGGCGGCTGAGGCGGACTAGTAGATGGGTCAATGAAGAACTTCTGCACATCCTTGTAGCCTGAGTTCTCGACTTGCTTGCTCAAGGTATGGTAGATATTTTCAGGCTTGGCAAGCCCCATTTGCAGGGCTTGTACCTGATTCTGCAATATCATCTGCAACGCCCCTGCTTGCATCGCCTGATCACCTGTCCCAAGTCCGACATTGACTGTCATGTCGTAGCTGTCGCGCCATTCGTTCGGGTCGAGTTCGACAAATTTATCCCGCAAGCGAATAGACAACTTCTCCATTCCTCCCTCGGTCAATAGCTTGAGAATCCCAGTGAAAATAGGCTTTAGCAAGACTTCAGCGGCAATACGTGCAATCAGCTCAATCCGCTGCTGACTGGCTGATAGGTCAATCTGCCGTCCAGTTGCCGTGTTATTCAGGCTGTCGGGATTCATCCCTTGGGATGTTCTCGAGACGCCTGTGCGGTTTTCGCGCATGCCTTGCACGTATTCCAGCATGGGCATGGATGCAGCAGCAGCAAATGGGGTGACATGCTCCTGTATGGCATTCAAGTCACGCTGTCGAAGTATTGACCCCGGACGCGAATCCATCAAATCGTCAAGATTGGCCAATGGGGACCAGTTGGCATCGGTCAGAACCTTGGTGCGGGGGTTGTTGGTCAGGTAGAGATTGTTCAACGTCTGGCGCAACAATTCGGTGTGCAGCTTTTGCAAATCCCCGACCAGATCATGTACGCCCATACCATCCCAGCGGTGCGAGTTGAGCACTGGCGAGAATGTTGCAATCGGTACGTGTGAGCAAATTTCTTTCTTTAGAATCTTGTCATGCAGGCGGAGAATATTGACTCTTTCAGCAATCCCATCGCCGTCAATATCCACCAACACCCACTCCATCCTCAGCCAGCCTTCAGCCATCGAATCATCATCAGATTGTTCGTTGGACAGGCCGATACCGCTGGTAGATGTTCCGTCCTGACTAATCCGGGCTAACCTTGATGTTGAATCGCCTGAATAATCCGACCCGGCTGACCCGCGTAACTCACTGGATGTTACGTCGAATCCCATCTGTTTAAGGTCAGACGTGGTGACGCGCATCATCCGGGCAACATACGGGCAATCTTGCAGCAATGGGCTTGTCCAGTCCCGATCAACTAGCAAATCTTCCGGCGAAAAGGCTTCAACCTTAATGATGGTTTTTTCTTCAACCCTCTTTAACCGCCCATTGAAAGCAATAACGGGTTCGTTAGTCATTGGGTCAATTAAGGGATTGCCATCCTGCCCCATCATCGGCGCTGGGGAAGCCTCTTGTATCTCGCTGCCGTCTTGCGTGAGCATCGCCAGCATTTCAGCCGTCGCGCCCTTGAAAGGAACGCTGGATACGTCTTCTTTCTTTTCCTTGCGCCACATTACAGCGCAATTCCTTACCGTCAGGGCATCGGTAAAAGCGGTATGCAGCACCATAAATCCATTGTTCTGCTTGTAAAACACGTAGTTGCAAGCATCCGTTGCTTGTGCAGCCCCCTCAACATCGCCTTCTTGGCTTGGTTCAAAGCTGACGGCTTTATCAGTAGCGGTAAACGTCTTGAGCAGTGAGGGGAGTATCCATTGCACCGTGTCCTGGATGTCAGAGGCAATAATGCTTGACCAGCCTTCCTCCTCGTTGCCATAAGGCAAGCGGTAGTATTCACGTAAGGCAGTCTCACGCTCGCTGCCCAACTGTCCCCAAATGTAGGACGAGGCGGCGCTTTCCTTGCGATTCAGCAGTTCTAGCAGCTCTTCGTCATCCATTTTGCTCATGCGCTTATCCTCAGTTCAAATACGTTGATTCAGACTTGCGGATGACTTCGTTCAGCGTTTCTTGTAAGAATTTATGCCAATCGCTCTCGCGTCCGCTGTATAAACCAGACTCCACCAGCACCTCAAAAAACGCATACGCGGCAGGAATCATGGCAGTCGGGCGGTCATACGGCTCTTTAACTCCCTTGGCGGCGTTTAGAGTTGATGAGCTAATACGCGCTATCAGCATCGCAATATCACATTCC